GACCCTGATGCCATTCACCCAACCCGCAAGGACGCCAACTACTGCTTCGTGCCGATCGACATGGCGCGTAAGGCGGCCGAGGCGCGCTGGAAGAACAAATCATTCGACGCGCCGATGCTGCATGAGCCGTGGCAGGGTTGGTCGACCGACGACAGCGTGCGGATAACCGAATACTGGCGCAAGGTGCCATGTCAGCGCGAGCTGGCGGTCTATCCCGATGGCACGATCATCGATCTCACCGACGACGAATACGATCCGCAAGCCGAAGAGGACATCGGCTATCACGGCGACGTGCCCTACGAGGAAACCGACGACTACGGCCCGGAACAGGACGACAAGCCAGACAAGGACGAGGCCGACCATCGCGTCGGCGAAGGCGAACGCCGCTGCGGTGCCTGCACCATGTTCCAGGCACCGAGCCACTGCACCGCGATCCAAGACCCGGTGCGTGCTGACATGCTGTGCGATTATTTCGAGCCGCTCGATCTGCTCGGCAACCTCGGCAACAACGTCATTCCGTTTCCGGTGCGTCCGCAGCTCAGTCCCGGCATGGGGCCGAAGCGCGCCGACGCCATTGCCGGCGGCGCAACCATAGAGAAGCGCGATAGCTACCGCGTCGAACGCTTCGTGATGTCGGCGAGCGAAATCCTCGACGGCCCCGACGAGTGGCCGGGGATGCATATCCCGATCGTTCCGTTCCTGGGCGAGGAGATCAAGATCGGCCGTCAGGTCGTGCGGCGCGGCATCGTGCGCGTGCTCAAGGACGTGCAGCGATTGTTCAACTACGCCATCAGTGCCGATGCCGAGGCGGTCGCGCTGCAGCCGAAAGCGCCGTTCAAAGGCACCCTCGTCAACTTCGAAAAGTACCGCGATGAGTGGGAGACGGCGAACACCCGCAATTGGCCGTTCCTCACCTACACGCCAGACCCGCTCAATGGCGGGCGGCCACCCGAACGCGAGCCGCCACCGGTCGCCAGCCAGGGCATCAAGGAGCTGCTCAGCGTCGCCACCACGGAGATGAGCGCCGTCACCGGCATCTATCCCTCATCGCTCGGTGCGCCCGCGCAGGAGACGAGCGGCCGAGCCATCGTCGCGCGCCAGCGTGAAGGCGATACCGGCACGTTCGTCTACATCGAGAGCTTCGGCCGCGCGGTCGAGCGCATCGGCCAGATCATTGTCGATCTGATCCCGCACATCTACGACACCGAGCGTTCGCTGCGCGTCGTCGGTGATGACGGCAAGATGAGCAAGATCGACATCAACAAGGAGATCGTTGACCCCAACGGCGACGGCATCGCTACCAAGCTGCTGAACGACCTCACCACCGGCAGTTATCAGGTGTCGGTGGAGATGGGCGCGAGCTACAGCACCAAGCGGGAAGAGGCGCGCGAAGGCATCCAGACCTTGATGCAGGCGCTCGGCCCGCAGTCCGCGCCACTGCTCGCCGACCTGTTCGTGCAGGGCCAGGACTTCCCGCTCGCCGATCGCATCGCCAAGCGCATGCGGTTGCTGCTGCCGCCCCAGGTCGCAAAGCTGGAAGCAGCACAGTCGGGCGAGCCGCCGGCCCCGCCGCAGCCGCCCGCGCCGCCGACGCCGGAGGAGCAGCTGCAGGCGCAGGAGCTGGAACTCAAGAAGGCCGACCTCGCTGGCAAGGCGCAGCTCAACGGAGCCAAGCTGCAGCTTGAGCAGCAGAAGATCGGCCTGGAACAGCAGAAGATCGAGGTCGAGCTGACTAAGGTCCGCGCCGAGCTGCAGAAGGCGCGCATGGCCGCGCAGACCACTGCGATCACCCATGCTGCCAAGAGCGACCAGATGGGCATGGGCATGCTCGACAGCGCCGCCCAGCGCACCCATGAGGCGCGCATGGCGGTGACGCCGCCACCCTCCGACGAGGACCAGCAGACGCAGATCGACGCCCTGATCGAGGCCGTCAGCCAGCTACAGCAGGCAGTCGGCCAGATCGCCCAGATGGCCGCACCTCCCTCGCCGCCGCCTGGGCCGCCCCCAGGACCGCCGCCGCCAGCGGCTGGGGGCGACTTCTTCGCCGGCATGCCGGAAGCCCCACCCCCAGCTGGCCCAGCTCCTGGCGGGCCGCCTGTAGGCCCAGGAGGCCCCATTGGCTGACGATCAAGCTGCCTACCTGCGTGAGCTGGAAGAGGAAGGCGACCGGCCACGCCGGGTGCGCCAGTTCCTGCCCCGGCGGGTGATCGTGAAAAAGGGCGGCGGCGGCCTGAACGTGACGGTCGCGCTTGCCGATGGACAATCCAGTCCAGTCAATGCGGGGCCGATCAACTTCACGGTGACGTTCAACAAGCCCGCGACCGGCTTCACCAACGCCGATATCAGTTTCACGGGCAGCACCGTGGGCGGCACGCTCGCCGCAGCCGTCACCGGCACCAATCCGTACAACGTGGCCGTGACCGGCATGACCGGCAGCGGTCTGGTGCAAATGAACATCCCCGCAGCTGCCGCAACCGATGCAACGGGCGCTCCGTTCCCGGCTTCGAACTCGGCCAGCGTGACGTTCGATGCGACGCCGCTAACGGTGACGATCAATAAGGCGTCTGGTCAGGATGATCCTACAACTTCAGATCTGATCGGGTTCCGCGCAGTCTTCAGCAAAGCGGTCGTCGGCTTCACGTCTGCTGATGTGAGCTTCACTGGCAGCACAGTGACCGGCACGCTTTCGGCATCGGTTTCGGGTTCTGGCTCCTCGTACATGATTTTCGTGTCGGGGGCGACAGCTGCAGGCAATGTTGTGGCCAGCATTCCGGCTGGTGCAGCAACAGATCTCGCGGGCAATTTAAGTCAGGCATCCACCAGCACGGATAATGTGGTGGCGTTCGATCCCGGCACGGTATCTGCATTTCCTGACGCGACTAATACTGGCTATACGAATGCTCCGGGATATCCCGGTTTTCTTACCCCCGCAGTCCAATCAGATATTGTGGCAAATACTACATACTATTATCGGGACTTTGATGCTGGGTCTGGTTCAATCGGGATTGATGTCAACAATTGTGTGTTTATTGGTTGTCGCTTTCAGAGCAACAATATCACCGACGGGAGCGCGGTTCAAATTGGAAATTATTTTACGACGCCACATCCAAGTGGAACACAATTTATCTACTGCACAATTTCCCCTCGGGTAGCTGTTGTCACGGCCCCGCCTGGAGGGATGCAGTGGCCTTGTTCAGGTGTGGGAGCATCGGCAGATAATTCTAGTTCGTACCAGATTAGTGGAACGCAGGGTTACCAGTTCGCAATGCGGATGTATGGCACCGGCGTGACCATGCTCAATTGCGATATCTGGGGTTTTGCAAATGGTCCTGATTTTCCCGGTGCTGGAGGAGTTATGCCGGGGCCATCCTTAATCAAGGATTGCTGGATACATGACGCCCGTGATCCAGCGGCTTTTGAAGATCATACCGATGGTCTCGGATATACGGATGGCAGCTCCGAGCCACCACAAAATGTCACCATCGATCATTGCACGATAGCATCATTTGCCAATACCAACGCCATTGCGTTTCAGTATATCCACGGAGGAAAGTACGACAACGTGGTCGTGAAGAATTGCCTGTTTACCGGGTTTAATCAATGCACCGATATGGGCGGCGATGGCACCGCACCAAGTGAAATACAGCCGTCTATGCAGAACTGCAGCTTTCTCGACAATACCTATACCTCTCACATTCAGATGCTGTTAAATTTTACGCGATACAACATACCCAACTTCAGCGAAGCATCCAATGTATGGAGAGGGAATAGATTTCAATTTATCCCCGGAACTTCTCGATACGCTTCTTTTGTGCCAGCATGGACATCTGCCGATGACGGTAAGTATGTCTGGCCGGACGGTAGCTTGAACGCCACGGATTATGTTGGCGGTGGCGGTGGCGGTGGCACTGTCGCCAACATCGCATTTGAGAGCGCGCAGACGCAAGGCGGCGTGGGTGCTACGTCTGGCTCGCTGATATTCACGGCAGCTTCTGCCGCTGGCAAAGAGCGTCTGGTGGCGCTCTGCGGCATCGCCAAAAGTGACATCACCACCACGACCTTCACCAGCGTCACTATCGACGGTCAGGCTGCCACACAAGTCGGCTCGACTATTCGCCAAGCCGACAGCGGTGGCAACGGTGCAGTCGTCGCCATGTTCCGTGCGACTGGCACATCCTCGACCACCGTCACAGTCGCCTTCAACGTCACCAGTACAGGCAGCGTCGGGTTGTTTGATCATCGCGGCGCGCTGTGGACGCTCACCAATGCAGGGACTGTGTTCGCCACAACCAGCGACGTTGCGGCTGGCACTGGCAATCTCGGCGATCTAGACCTGAGCATAAACACCACCACCAATGGCGTGACGGCGGCGTTCGCCATGCTCTACTCCACCAGCACTCGTGGCGTAACATGGTCCGGCCTGACCGAAAGCTACGACGGCACGACCGCCAACCTCTACTCTGGCGACTGGTTCAGCGCGGCCGACCTCAATGTCGGCTCGGGTTCGACGCCGCTGACGGTCACGGCAACGCTGCCTACGAATTTTGACAGCAATTCAGCGGTCGCTGCAATCGCAGTGTCGTTCAACCACACCTGAGTTTCGAGCGAGCCAGCCGGTAATCGGCCAGCAGCTTCGATGAGTGAGCCGCCCTCCGGGGCGGTTTTTTTATGAGGAAAGACGACAATGGTAGACGACGACGATCCCAACACCGCGCCAGCCGGAAACGCGCCAGCAGGTAATGAGAAAGCCGAGCCGCCTCCTGTCGAGCCGCCGCAGGACGAGCCGTCCGAAGGTGAGCAAGCAGAGACAAAGGCTGAACCCGAGGAGGAACTAGACCTCGGCGATGAGGCTGACGACGAGCAAGACGACGATGAGGGCGACGATGATAATGGCGGCGAAGATGTCTCACCGAAAGGTGGGAAACGCCTCCAGCGTTACCGAGAACAAGCGGCACGATTGAAGGCCGAGAACGAGGCGCTCCGCAGCCGTGACAACGGCGGCGTCCCCTCCGATCAGGCCCAGCTGCAGCGCGCACTTGAGTATGCCGTGCTGCAGAAGATCGGCGATCCGCCCCGCCAAGAGGACTTCGGCAACGACTACGTCGCATTCGCCAACGCCAAGCTGGCCTACGAGATCGATGCGCGACAGGTTTCGCGTGAGGTCCGCAGAGACTTCGCCACCGCGATCAAGACTGAACAGGATCGCGTGTCGGGTCAGGTTGCGGAGCACAAGGAACGTGTGCAGCGACTTCGATCGCGCGTGAAGGACTTTGACGAGGTGATGGCGCGAGCCACGCTCCCCGTCATGCCGCACGTCGAGCGCCTGCTGTTGGCGTCGAAGAAATCCGATCGTCTGACATACGTGCTTGGCAAGAACCAAGCAAAGCTCGCGCAGCTCAACCGCATGTCCTCCGAGGAAGCCGCCCGCGAAATCGGTCGGTTGGAAGGCCGCCTGTCTCTGCCGTCAGCAACCAGAACGAAGACACAGGCTCGCAAGCCGATCCAGCCCTTGAAAGGCAGTGGCGCAGCGCCGCCATCCGACACAGCCGCCGTCAATGCTCTGATGAAGAAGTATTACGGCGATCGTGCGTGATCGGCCCGAGCCGCAGCCCAATAGGAGCTACGGCAAATGGCTAACACGGTCCTAAATCCATCAATTATCGCCAAGACCAGCGTGCGACTGCTGGAGAATGAGCTGGTGATGGGCCAGAGGGTCTATCGCGGGTTCGAGGATGAGTTCGACAAGAAGATCAACGGCTACGATGTTGGCGACACCATCAGCATTCGTAAGCCGCAGAACTTCGCGGTTCGCACTGGTGCAACCGCTGTCATGCAGGACGTTACGGAAGGCAAGCTGAACCTCATCGTCAACCTGCAGCAAGGCGTCGATTTCAACTTCTCCAGCAAAGACCTCACCCTGAAGATCGAGCAAATCTCCGACCGCGTGCTGCGGCCAGCAATGATCCGTTTGGCCAACGCGGTCGATGTCTCGTTGATGAACCTGTACACCCAAATTCCGAACTGGACACGCCAGCCGGACACGGGTGCGGACAGTCCGATCGACAGCTTTGCGGAGTTCGCGGCAGCTGCAGAACGGCTCGATCAAAGTGCCGTGCCCGGAGACATGCGCTATGCGGTCCTGGCACCGGACAGCTACTGGGCGTTGGCTGGTAGCCAGACCACGCTGTTCGCGCCGACCATCACCACGCAAGCCTATCGGCGTGGCGAGATCGGCGACATCGGTGGCGTCGGTACCTACATGAGCCAGAACGTGCCGACGTTCACCGGCACGGCCGCACAAGGTGACACACCCACGGTCACCAACGCCGTGGGCACCAACCAGACGACCTACGATGCCGTCAAGAACACCGAAGGCACTCCCGGCATCTGGGGGCCTGCCACGGGCGGCGCTGGCACCGGTCTGGTGACCGGTGGCTGGACCTCCGGTGCGGTCGTCAAGGCAGGCACCGTGTTCACCATCGGCACGG